CCCTAGTATCAGAAAAATTGCAACCTATCATATAGGGACCCTGATATGAAGAACACACCAGTTAGCAAAACCAACCCCAAAAGGGTTGAGGTTGATGAGCAAAAAGTTCAGAGACCTGACTTCCGAATCAAGCATGACAAACCAATAGCCGATGAGGTGACTGGAGTTACACCTGGCTATGTTTATCCAAGTAATAAACTATTTTTTAAATTGGATCTACCAACTAATCTACCAGAAGATAAGGTTAACCAATTGAAACAATATTGGGATGTTGAAAGAGTACAAAAGAGTGGTGAGTGGGGGCATCCATACTTGGCGGTGACGCGTGGCATAATTGAGGCCATGGCCATCGACATCATCATCAAGGATGCCAAAGTAAATTCCCTACATTATGGGCCAATTGTTGATGCCGGGGGAAATGGCATCAGGCACTTGGAACACCACCGCAAATTTATTCATAGTTGCAATCCAGACTTATCAAAATTACCTGTTTTGAAAGGAAATTGTTGTCCCAATACAATTGATAAGTGTCTTACAACTTGTTTTCCAATGTCTGTTGGCGCCTCACTGGATGTGTCTTGGCCAGTTTGCACATTTTCTGTGCACGCTTGGTATTATTTCACCGATGATGAGAAGGCTGCATTAGTCGAGAACGACTTGGGCTGCCATTATGCAGTCGTTCATGATTTTACAGTGATGAAATTTGTATCAGACAATGAAAACGTGCCACTTTGTGATGGTGAATTAATTGCATACAAAATTGACGACTTGATTGTATGTCGAGCTATTGGCAATACGACAACATATCGTCATAATCCTTGTTTTGAACTCTTTACAGCAGATGCTAAGAAATTTGGACAAACTACCCTACAATGGGAGGTTGTCAAGCGAGTGGGATCACATATCTTACTCAAAATTTCTAAAACCACCAAAGAGCCCGAAGAAATTAAGATTGAACCACCTGTGGTGATCAATTCACATGTATATACTACTGAAGTTACTCAAATTGCCAGTATGTTTATAGGTGGTGTGGATCGGAAGACGAAGACGACGTTACGCAGTTTCAATATGACTTTCCCTGAGTATCTCAGGAAGAGCATGAAAACTTTGCCCAATTATCCGATGCAAGTTATTTGTACTGATATGTACTATTACTTGGATTTGGAAAAGAAAGATTTGCAAGAAAATGTCACAAAAGATTTTCTCAAATCGATGAATGTTATTGACAAATTACGCAATATGCAAATACCAGATATTCCCATATTAAGTCCCATTATAGAATCCGCAATCATTGGATTAGGAGCGTACAAGATTATAGAAAAGAAGTACAGGTTGGTGTCACTATTGGTATCTCTTAGTTGGATGGCAGTTCGATTATACATGAAATGTACCAAAGATGGCGTGAAAACTTTTGCTGAGTTGATCAGGAGAATACAATTTATGTCCTTCCTAAAATCTAAACATATGGCCAAAGTACGGGACATATGCGCTCCAGAGGAACTACCCACCCCTGATCCAAAAGCCATCATTAAGAAACCAGTAATGAAGGAATTTTGTGAACCTAAACGCATTTCGCAGTGTGCGTTACCATATTTCAGTACATCACTTCCAATAAGAGTGCGAAATTGTGACCACATGGTAGCAACTGCCATTTATGGCAGAGTCGTACCTGACCTACATGAAGAAATTGAATGGACTCCGGACATGATCCCAGAAGATCTTGAATACCATTGTAAAAACTCCTTCAGTCAACTCATGGATGTGCAATATGAGAAGTGGTTGCAAAGATGGCCCGGGATGAAGCGAGATATGCATTTGAATCAAGTTAAGGCTGGCCAATTGATGGAACGGGTGGTTAAATTCCGTAAACGACGAGGATTTCTTAAGGACGAACATTATATCAACAAACTTACATATGCTGCCCGGATGATACAATCTAGTGATCCATGTTTCCTAGACATAGTTGGACCATGGATTTATGCGTATAGTGAGAAATTTTGTATGGTATATAACATGGAGAATGATGACTTTTTCTATGCAACCAAAACATCAGCTGAAGCCACTGGCTCGTGGTATCAAAGACAATTAGATTTGTTAAGATTCGTATACAAGCAAGATTGGAGACGTTACGATTCCAGACTAATCTTATCTGCTCTGGAAGTGGAGCAATTGCTGTATGAGATGAGTGGATTACCACAATTTGTCTTAGATGCCATGAAGTTACATTTGAATACCGACTGTAATGTCGGCGGTTGGGTCATCCACTGCCCAGGACGTCGTGACAGTGGGGGATCCAATACAGCTATCGGCAATTCTCAATTGAATTACATTGTGACTAAACACATCACGAGTAAGTTGATGGCCATCAAAATGTCTTTTATGGCCAATGGGGATGATGGTGCACAAGCCACTGACGAACCGTTGGATACGGAGAAATTTGCGGAGCTGGCTTTGCGATATGGTATGGAAGTTGATTTGCATTTAACCACGCCTCTTAATTTTGAGTTTTGCTCCGGTATAATGTATCCCACGAAGGATGGTAGGGTACTAGGAGCTAAAATCACTCGTGTGTTGGTTAAATTGTTTTGGGACAAAAAAAATTTACCCTTTAACAAATATTGTCAATGGGTTGGCGAAGTAGCATTAGGATTGAGAGAGAGTGTTTCATTCATCCCCATCTTAAGCCCATACTTTGAAAAGTTAATTGAACTGCTGCGACCGGAGAAAGCATATAGAGATGAATACCACATATATGCCGCAACCAAGCATGAAATGACTCAGGAGACAATCGAGTTTGTTTGCGCTCGATACAATATCACTGAGACAGACATCAGACAGTGCACACAAATGTTATGTGACGCTGTTGATACTGGTGACTTGCTTGATTTGTCAACCGATCTCACATTTAGTAGGATGTGTGAAGTTGACAATGGAGTCGCAAAACCTCATGGTGTGGACCATGATGGATTATTCACAATTGTACCCTTAAATTGGAAGGTGCATTTGCTAAGAGTATTGAAATTTGTTGCCGCGAGACGTATAGATTTCTACTTCTTACGCACCTTACGGACACTGATGACCTGCGGTGTCGCTCCCATCATGGAAGAACATGGTAAGCGCGCCTTTGGTAGGTGGGCTATTCCAGCTTCCTTTATTTTAGGATTATTCGAGGATATGATGTGCCAAACTTTCCCAAGTCACACGTTGTTGCACGTGATAATGACATGTTTACCTTTGAAAACAGGGATAATTCTCCATTTGGTAAATAACCTTTTGGCGACGCGTAATGAATATTTACGGGATAAGTATGAAAATTTCTTTCCAGCATCATATTCAAGTATGCCAAAGACAAACAACGCTAAACAAAAGAAAAGCAAACGACGGGGTCAACAAATTATTGTTGCCCCACCACGACTGGTTGTTCAACAACCAAAGAAGAAAAAAAATACCAAAAATAAACAGAGATACAACTTCAGCCCATACATGTTCGCCCGGGTATCACCATTTGCTAATCAAGCTGATGGAGCCAAATTCCCCGACACCTATAGTTTTCCTACGGGTGTGTTCAAATCACATGCTGCAGCAGCTTATACTGCTACTTTAACTAACTGCAATGCAGTTGTTTATAGTGTGTTTGAAGAATTTTTTACTGCTAATGCCCCTACGGTGGCTAGTGGTAGTGTTACCTGGACTGGAGCATCACCTGGAGCTGGTCCATCCAATGCCAATTTTGATGTCATTGCCGCAATGTACCGACCTGTAGGTGGTGGATTGAGAATCACCACCGACACATCCTTGACAACATCAAATGGACACATATGGATCGTTCATGCTCCTATGGACGCTGTTAATTCAGGCACGTACTTGGCTTCATTACCTACAACTGAAGCCCAATGCGCTCAATATCCTTTAAGCGAAAAATATTCACTGACTCAACTGGCGGAACAACCTTTGGTTATACCATTCAGACCTATGTCTGAGTATATAACCCAATTTGTTCCAACTTACAATGGTGCCAGTATAAGTGGATCACCTGGAACAAACAATGCCATGCAAGATCGTGGTTGGTGCTCTATAGTAATATTTTCACCACCCGCTTCTGGTAATGCTACTATTTTGAGTGTGGAACGTGTGGTACATCATGAGTACTTACCCAACCCTAATGCCACTTATTATGGGTTTGGTGCCGCAGTTTGTGAACCCTGCAATTTGAAAGAATTGGAGATGGTCGCAAACATGGGGCAAGTAACTCCATTAGGTACCTTTGAAGGCAAAGAACCAGATGATGTTGGGTTGTTGCAACAAGTTCAAAGTGCAGCCACCCATTTCACTGCCTCTGTTTTAACATCTCGTGTCGTGCAAAATGCAGCTGCAAGTCGAGTGGCTTCATTCCTACAACCTAGACACAGAGTATATGACAATTCTTACCTATTAGCCCATGACGAATACAAACGTCTGGAGTTCTAATAGGTGTCGGACTAGGGTCCTAGACGCGATCATCTTTAAATCCTGATGACACCCTTAACCTAGGAGGTCCTCCACAGGGCATTAAAATATTTGTGGGGGTTTTGTCGCAG